GGTGCTTCTTTAATTAGGTATCTATCGTTAGAACCATCATTAATTAGTACATCTACTAGAATAGCTGTACCTCCTGTGTTAGCCACAAGACAACCAATAACGATTTGTTTGTTTGATGTAGTTGAAACTACTGTCGTTAAGCTATTGTTTGCTATTCGAGAGTTAGTTGAACTAAAGTTATTTGCCATTTTTTATTTTCTCCTTAATTATTATCCAAGTGCTAAACTGAATGGGATTGCTGTTGGGTCTGTTTCTGTTTGTATTCCTGTATCAATGTCTGCCCAAGCAGAACCATTGTAGAATTTTAAAGTATTTGATGTTGAGTTAAAAAATAAATCTCCTGCATTAAGAGAAGACGTTGGGTCTGACGAACCAACTCTATATCTTTCAGCAAAACTATTAATTCCTGAAATATTATCTGCAACAGTTGTTACATTAGCTTTTATTCCTTCAATTGCATTTAAATCAGAAACAAAATCTGTAGTTGCTAATTGATTAAGATCATTAACAATATCTGTTGTTGCTAAAGTATTTAAATCAGAAACAATGTCTGTAGTTGCAAGTGTATTCATATCAGCAATTACATCTGTTGTTGCTAATAATGCCATATCAGCTATTACATCTGCGTTCGCAAGTAAAGCCATATCAGCTACACAATCTGTTGTTCCTAATAAATCCATATCAGTAACAACTGCAGAAGTACCAAGTAATCCCATTGCAGTAACATTTGCTGAAGTACCAAGATGCCCCATTGCTGTTACGTTTGCAGAAGTTGCTAATAAATCCATATCAGTAACTATTGCTGAAGTACCAAGTATAGCTAAATCTGCTACAGCATCTGTAGTACCTAATCTTCCAATTTCAGTTGCTTTAGCTGCTACTGCACCAATATCAGCAGAATCATTTGCAACTGCTGTAACATCGCTTGCTATATTTGCAACTGATGTAACATTTGATGCAATTCCACTTAATGTACTTATATTCGATGCTATTCCAGCTACAATATTTACGTTAGTTACATCTTGAGTAAATTCTAAAGCTGTTCCACCTGAATTTACTGTTAAAAATTTATTAGCTACAAGATTTGGAAAAGTAAGATTAAAAGTATTTGCTGTTGTTGCTGCAGCTTTAGGAGAGAATTTTAAATCTCTTTCTACTTGCTGAATCATAGCAATAATTTTATCTAACTCTGTATTTAACGAGTCAATTTGAAATGCACCTGAAGTTGGAAAGTCTGTTGATCTTGCAACAGCTAAATCTCTTGAAATTGTAATTACATCATTAAGGGTAGCCCCTCCCCCCAAAGTAATTGATCCACCACCAGAAACTCCTGCTCCTGTTACCGAATATTGTGAAACAGATGACGGTGATGCATTGAAAGAAAGTTCTGTTGTTCCATTAAATACTTTAATATCAGCAGTAGTAAAAAATTCAAAAGGAACAGAAAAACTAGTCTGTCCACTTGTTGCTGTATATTGAACTCTAGGTTCTGTATCAGAAATAGTTATAGCCATTATTTTAATCCTTTTTGTATGTCGTCAAACAACCAATCAAGATACCATACATTCTGCCAAGGAATTAACCTACGCACATTTTTTGCTGTGTGATGGTTATATTTACCACCTGCAACATCATACATAATATCAAAGATGTTATAAATTTGTCCACCAGATGGGCCAAGTATTGTTCCCATTTTCCATCTTGTAGATGAACCATAAGGTTTACCTGCACCTAGTAATGGAGAAATTCCAAATCTATTGTCTGTTAAAGTTTCTATTGCTTTATTAACATCACTATAAATTCCTGCTAAACCAGATCTATCAAAAGCATTTAATAATTTTTGTGACAAAGGTAGTTTACCATAATCTCTATTAAATCTATATTTGTGATACAAACCATCAATCATCATTCCAGATCCAAGTAACAAAATAGAACCAAATAAAAAATCAGCATCACGTTCTTGCATACCTCTTAATAAAATTCTTTGAGATGCTGCTGCTGCAAACTTTTTAAACTGAGCTATAGTTGATCCTACTTCTGTACTCATCCATAAAGCTGTGTCGCCTTTGCCTGGAGTTACAATAGTAATATTAATATCTTTATTTAATGCTGCACCAAAAGCTTTTTTAGCTGCATCGTCTGTCCATTCTGATGTACCTGCAATAAAGTTATGTTTTAATTTTGTACCATGAGTTTCAAATTGTACTGCTATTCTTTTAGCCATTTGTTCATCAATACCAGAACTAGCTAAAGCTGTTTTCCATTTATCAGGTAAACCACCTTTACCCCATTTAATAGAGTCTTCTATTATTCTAGAACCAATAGTAACTGATGCCATAGATTTAGCCATTTCAGTCCATCTAGACATAAGATTAATATACATAAAGTTAAACTGAGAAGTTTTACCCATTGCACTTTCCATCTTGTTTACAAAGCCAAACATATCTGATGGCATATCTGCAAATAACATAGCTCTTTGATTAGTAATTAGATCAACTGCTTCACCCCAAGATTGAGCTTCTTTTTTACCTAATTTGTAAATAGATCCACCACTTATACTGTCAGCTAATAATTCAAATTGTGTTTGAAATCCTCTTTTAATACCAGAGGTCATAACAACTCTAGCTGCGTCTGGTATTGCTGCTGCAAATCCAGTAAGCATTGTTAATGCATTATAGTGTTTCATTGTTCTCATAGCTACAGAAGTCCAATGATGAGGATTAGATGGTAAACCATAAGTACCTCTAAGTAATTCTACTGCTGCTTCTAGATCACCTAATACTTGATTTTTTTCTTTAACTAATGCTAATCTTTTAGCTTTGTTTTGTGTAAAACCAATTTTCATATTATATTCTGCTGCTACTTGTAACAGTCCAGGCTCAGTCATAGACTCAGCTTCAGATACATATTTGTACCCCATACCAGATGTATCTCCGTATTTTTTAGTTAATAAAATATCTGGTACTATTTGTCTGTAGTATGCTTTTTGTAATGCAAAAATATCATTACCAATCATACCTGCATCTAATAAAGCTAATTGTGCTTCTGCATCTAAATTTAAATTTCTAGCTTTACTTGCTCTTGCGTATCTTGGTCTATTAAATAAAAATCTTTCATTAGCTATTATTTCGTTTAATTCTTTAATACCACCATTTTTAACAGCATCTAATTTAACTAACATTTTATCCCAACTTCTTTTTTCAAATCTTGTAAATGGAAAATGACCAGATAGATCTTCTACTAGTTTAGCTAACTTAGCTTCGTTCATAGTAATATTTTTACGAACTAAAAAATCTTTAATTATTTTTTTAAATAACGCAGGATTATTATCAATAGCTGTTTTGTTGTAGATAATGTTAATATAATTTTTAACACCATCTGGTGTGTTTTTAATATTAGCTAATCTGTCTGTTAATTTTTTTATTTGAGCTTCTAATAATTCTACTGTCCATGTAGCTGTTTTTCCGTCTATTTTTGATTTAACAACTTTTCTTACTTGCTTAGTATCTCTAAGCATTTTTAATACACTTTTCATTGCAGCTAACTCTTGCTCTACAGGAGCTTCTCTTAATTTATATTTTTTTATTTGCTCCATTAATGGGCCATATACTTTTTCTTGTGTAATTCTTGCTGCTTCTTCTACAAACTGATTAGGATGTTTTCCTGTAATTCTAGCTCTTACAATTTCTTGAGAAAATTGTGACATAGAATAAGCTTCACTATTTAATGTATTTCTCCAATTAACACCTATTTCTGTTTTAGGTTTTGTTTGACCAATACTTTCTAAATACTTCATGTAAGCAGTTTTAATATCTTTCATGCTTTCTATTACTGCAACTTCTTCCATCTTTAATTGTACTTCTAAAGATGCACCAGTTGATTGAAAGCCCCAATCCTTTGTGTTCTTTAGTTTAAGCAAAGGAGTGTCTAGAATATCGGACATCATTTTTCTGCCATTTGTTGTTGCCGATTTCATTACTCTAAATACAGGAGTCCAAGGGCCTTCTTCTCCAAATTTAGAGAAATAACTTTTTACAAAGGCTTCCCCTTCTAATCTTTTTCCTGCTGTTGATAGATTTTTAGTATCAGTATTAACAGCAGCACCTACTCCACTAGGTGCAGTATCTATTTTATTAGGATTAACTAATACTCCATCTTCATATATTTTATTTGATCCATCTAATTCTTTAACAACCATTCTTTTAGAATTTTTGTTTACAGGTGGTATCCAATCATCAGCTAACTTAACTGATTTTTGTATAATGTGTTCTGGTACAGGTGTAGTAAATTTATTAATTACTGCAGGTATAACAAACGATGCTAATCCAACAATAGGTACAAAACTATCATCTCTTAATGGATCTAGGTTTTGTTTTATTATTTCTTCTGTTGTTGCTGCCGTGCCAAAAACTTTTGCACTTCTAGCTGCTTTACTAAATAATAAATAAGATGATGGATCTGCAATAGCTCCTGTTATTCTTCCTAAAAAATAATAAGGAGATTCTTTTTCTATAGACGCATTATGTTTTAGTTGAGCAAGTATATCAGTAGTTTCTTGTGCATTTCTGCTAAACATAAACTGATCTTTTATTTGTTCATAACCTTCTAATTGAGGATCATTAACATAAGAATAACCAGCATCACCTTCATATTTTTGTCCATTAGAAATTTCATCGTATGCCATGTACAATAAATTTTCTTCTTTAAAACCATCCCATAAATCTGTAGCTGCTTGAGTAACATTTGGGCTATATACTTTTTGTTGTTCTAATGCTTTTTTTTGAGCATCTTCATATGTATATGGTACTGCTTGAGAATAAGTAATACCCATTTAATTTTTGCCCCATTTACCTGCAAATGTTTCATATGCTTCTGACACCCCTTCATTAATATATATATCAATCATTAAATTACCTGCTGGATAATATGTATTAAATGCAGAAGTTTTTCCTGGAGCTACACTAGTATTCATTTTAGACTTAATCATAAATTTAATAATTTTTGAAATTTGATTAGTGTCTTGAAAATTAACTAAACTTTCTGGTAACATTTCTGTATTTTTTAAAGCATTTAGATATAAATTTTTATCGTTAACATTAAAACTAGAAAGTAATTCTTCTATTGTTGGTGTATCATTTAAAACTTTTTTATTACCAGGAACAATAGTTGACATACTAATCATTTTCATAACTGATGCTTTAACACTATCTTTTGGATGACCAAATACAGCTGTATTGTTTTCAGCTACAAGATCTAATGAATTATCATTTTCTGTTTTTTCTAAACCTAATAAATTATTAGTTCTTTGTGTTAATGGTAAAGATGTATTGTTATAATTTGTACTTGCATAATGTCCAAACATCATACCATTTTGATAACTAGTATGAGGTTGTTTATGTGGTGGATAAATAGATTCTAAAGCTTTTGATTTATCGTTTAATATTGTAGATGAATTTATTTCATCAGAGTATGTTTTTAAATCTGCATTTTTTTTATTGTTAATTGCAATCTCATTCATTCTTTCATCAAGATCTGGAACATCTTTTCCTAATAAATTAAATAACATTTTAAATGGTTTGACTTCATTAGGTACATCATTAAATAATGGTACATCCATCATCCAAGACCAATTAGCTAAACTAATTAAACCTTTTTCTCCAGCATCTGCAAACTTATGCATTAAGTATTTAGATGAACTATCTGTAGGTTTAAACTCACCTAGAATTTTATCCATTGTACTAATGTTTTCTTTAGCCAATACTTTTAATAAATTATCTTTAGTAGATGGTGCATCTTCTTGATCTACATTTTGCCAACCATCTGGTTGAAAAAATTCACCAGGTTCTGTAATTTTAATAAATCCACCTTGGCCATTAGATACAGAAACACTATAACTCATTTTACCATTAATCATATTTCCTGTAGGTTCAAATATAGGTAAAACAGATCCATCTTTAATTTTAGCTGCTAAGTCGTCAAATGTTAATTTATGACCATTTTTATCTATACCAAATAAACCATTAGCTTTATCTTCTGCACTTTGTGAATTATGCCATGCTACAAATGTTGGCATTATAGACATAGCAATAGCTGAATCTCCTAATCCAAACTCATGTTCAATACCATGTTTAGTTAAACTATAATCATGGCTATCAAACAATATACCTTTGTCCATATTGTTGACTGCTTTTTTAGTATATTTACTTGGAGTATAATTTGCTTTTAATAATTTATTTAATGCTGAATATGTAGCTCTAGATATTACATCTTTGTTAGATATATCTACATTACTATCTGCTGCCATAAATTTTAACTCATTAGTAACTTTAGCTATAAAGTCTGCTTTAACTGTTGGCTGCATATCTTCAAATGGATTACTTGCAAACCAATGAAAAGAATCTTCAAACAATACTTTAGAATATTTATTACCATCTCCCATTATTGTAGAAAATGATAGATCTCTAGATACACTTTCTCTAAATGGTAAAAATATTGCTTTTAAAAATGTTTCATTACCATCTAATGCTAAATCAATATTTTTATGAAACTCTTTTACATCAAGATTAATTTGCGTATTAACACTTTCGCTTATTTCTTTTTTATCTCTAACATTCCATTTTTTAGCTAAGTCAATTATTTCTCCATTACTCATAGATAAAGCATCGTTAGTTGACATATGGTACAGAAAACTATTTGTATCTATGTTTGTATGCCATCCACCAAACTCTCCACTAATTTGATTATAAAACTCTAGCTTTTTTTTAAAAGCCATCATGCTGCTTTCTTGCTCTAAATTACCTGTACTAGTATTAAAGTAATTAGTCCAAGATTTAGGAATACTTCCTTGTTGTTCAAATATGTTTTTTACTTTCATAAAATTCTCATCTGTTACATCCATTATTTCATTTGGACTTTTAGCTACACCATGTTCAAACAATATATGTTGAAAAGCTTCTTCTTTTTTATCTTCAGATAAACCTGTAGGAATAATTCCATTTTTCATAGAGCTTACATGAGCTTGTGTTTCGTAAATTTTATTAATGTGTTTAGTAATTGTTTTTACATTAGCAGCACTAACACCATTATAATTTTCACTTATATATTTACTTAAATTACTGTTAGCTCCTTCTATAAAATTACCAAAATGTAAACTATTACCTATTTCATTTTCTTGATCAAAATTAAATTTTGTATTTACTTCATTAGCTTTTAATTTTTTACCTCGCCAATTACTATATTGATTCCAAATAGCATCTGTAATTTCTTTTCTAGTATCATCATCATTCATTTGATTGTTGTAGATTTCTAATATTGGATTATTTGCTATTTCTTCTGATGTAATAGGTATAGGATTTTTATTATCTATTAATAAATTAATATAATTATAAGCATCTATTTCATTCATAGTTTTCATCATGTTAAAACCATTAGTAATATGTAATGATTTAGTACCATTAGTTAAATTGAGCATGTGTTCTTTATCAGATCTGCTTTCTTTAGATCCTGGTTTAACTAACATTTCAAAATCTTCGTGAGCTTGGTTATTTAAAAATAACATTGCTTTTACTGTTGCATTATTAACAGCACCTTTTGCTGCATTAGTATCTGGATTATCTGCTGCTACACTATGAGAATATTCTGCATTAGTATTAAGATTGTTATAAATTTCTGCATTATTAAATTCAAATTTTGCTTCATCTAATTTAAATCTATTGTTTGCTGCACTATTAACTAAAACACTAGATGATGAAGACAACATAGCATTAGCTTGTATTTTATATACTGCTGGTATTTTTTCTAATAAAGTTTGTGAATAAGTATCTACTGCTGCTTTCATATCAGCAGGATTGTTTTTTAAAGTTTCATCTAAACTAAATTTTAAAAATTGATCTCTAGTTTTTATTTGAAAATCTTGAAAATAATTAGCACTTGCTGTTGCATCAGCATTTCTTTCCATTCTTTGTAATGTTGGGCTAATAGCATCTAATGCAATACTAAAATTACTTTTAGTTTCTACATAAGGTATTTCATTAATAGTTTTAACAATATCAACTTGTTTTTTTCCTGTTTTAAGCATCGTATATATCCTTTTTATATTTAGCTTCTGCACCAGCACTTGCTATAGATAACCAACCACCAAACTGTTCATTTTTTCTTTTACTAGCAGATTGTTGTTGTGCTAAAGAATATTCACTTACTTCATTTGAAACATTTAATCTAATTCTAGCTATATCTTTGTCTGCAACTAAATTTTGTTGTTCTTGAACATTTAGAAATCCTCTACTATCATCTGAATAACCTGCCCCTGCAGCAACAGCTAAGTTATGAGCTTTAGCCATTTTAAGATCATTAATTCTATCTTCTTCTTGTTCTTCAGCAATTCTCATAGATTGTTCTTTTTTTACTTCAAATCTTTGTTGTTCAATGTTTGATTGTTTTTTAGATTCTTTAATATCCATGACAGTTTTAGCTGCTGTCATTACAAACATTGTTACTGGATCAGCACTCATGCAAAAACTACCTCCACACTCATACCCAAGATTTTCATAGGTAAAGGATCATCTTGAGAAATTGTTATTGTTGGGCTTTTATTGTAACCTAAAAAGAAAAATTCTTTTTTTTCTGTTACAGGAACTAGGTCAGAGCCACCTATAAAATTAACTTGTTGTACTACTAAAGATTTAGAGGTGCTGTCTGCCCCTTTAATAGTCATGTCTAAAGTTGAATTTAAATCAACGATGGCTCTTGATATTCTTCTTGGAAGACCTGTTAATGGGCCTTCTGGTAATTCTTTATCTATTGGCATTGTTTCAACAATGGGAATAAAATTAAATCCTACTTTTAAAGCTGTAGCTTTTGGTGCATTAGTTAATGTTATTGTATCTGAAGCTGATACTGTAAATGTTCCAATTGAACTATTACCTTCAACTACATTAACAGATTCATTTGTGTAAATTCCATTTACTGTATGTAAAAAACCTTTTGTTAAAGTTATAACTGCATTATCTGCTGGACTTACTGCTAAAGTTTTATCAAGTGTTAAACTATATTCTCCACTACCATTATTAACTAAAGATTGAATAATATATTCAGTTGCATTACCTGCAATTGTAAATGCTTCATTAACTTTAGGAGTAGAAGTAAATCCATCTACAATTAATACTGTTCCGGACTGAGAGGCTCCATGAACTAAAGGTGTTCCTTTTTGATTTAATGTAGAAGTTGTTTGGCAATCAAGTGTAGTACTATCATCATCTGCAAATTTTTCTAATGTATAAACAGTAGAACCATTTAATGATCTTTTGCCAATAGTTATTAAATTTTCATTTAATGCTGCAATAGAATGAAATGTATCATTATTTCTAGTTAACCATTGTACCCACCCTGCTATTTTTTCATCTCTTACAGAATGAAATACAGATAACTTACCTGCGTGTGTTGTTCCATTATTTAAAAAAAAAGCATATTGTTCTGGTCTTGTTAAATTACCTTTTAAAATAGCTATTTCTTTTGGGTTATCTATTAAATGTCCTGCAAGTATAGAAACAGAAGTAGATTTATATCCATCATCTAAATCAGAATAAATAAATTCTCTAATTGTTTTACCATTTTTTTGAACAAAACCTGCTGCTTGATCAAACATTTTAGGAGCTGTTCTAGAAATTCCATATGGTGATTGTCTTTTAATACTTATATTAGCTTGTGTAATAGTATTATCAGAAGCAACTGGTACATAGTATTCACCACCATCTGTAAATATTTGTAAGTCTTTACCAGATAACATATGTCTAACTTCATTAACTTGGTCGCCTGATATATCAATATCAATAGCATCTGCTGAATCTGCGTCATCAACATCAAAATTAAAATACTCGGATATTTTAGATGCAAGTATGTTTGCAGGTTTAGAATATAATCCACCAAACCATAATCTGTTTGCATGAAAAGTAACTGCTTGAGGATAACCTCTCAAACTTGATATAGATTGTTCATCCCAATTTATTGTTGCTGTTGTATTTGTAAGAGTTTCATTAACTGTAGCTGTAACTTGTGTTCCACTTGTATAACCAGTTATAGTCATTGTTTTTTTATTTTTTCGTATTCGTACTCCTACCCATTGTGATGTAAATGTACTAGTATTTGCTGTAACTGTTACCGAACCTGTTGTTCCTGAAGTAGAAATAGTAGTCGCTGATGGAGCATATTTATAATATGGCTCATAAACAGGATAACCAGTAGAATGAGTTTGAAATTCAAATGCAGTAACAATAAATGATGTTGCAGATTCTCTAAATATTCTTCTTGTAGGTCTATTTCTGTGTGTAACAAAAATAGTATCTCCAAATTGTGCAAAATTTAATTCAAATAATTCTGCTGTAATCCAATTACAATTTGTTGTGTAGTTTGATGTAATAGATGTACCAGATGTATTATATACATCCATTCTTCCATTAGATAATACTATAATAGCAACTTCATCATCAGAAAATATAAATGGAATAATTCTAGATTCTGCAGGAAGTGTTGCTAAATAATTAGTACCTGGTCTTCTCATTAAACCACCTTCTGCTAATAACGCAAAATTTTTACATTCTTTAGCTCCTTGAAAATAAGATGCAACATCTGTTCTATTTGCTAATAAAGGACTAAGTTCACCAGAAGAAAAATTAGTTATAACTGTTCTTAATGTTCTTCCCATTATCCATCCGTTCTTGTAGAATTACGAAGGTTAATAAATCTTTTTGTGTCTATTACTTTTGTTGTTGTTTCTGCAGAGTCTATATTTTTAGAAACTAAAAATTGTCTTTCAGCTAATTCTTTAAATTGTCTTATCATTGCTGAATCTCTTGCTACCGAACCTGCAAATACTGCTGCTAATTCGTATTCTAAAGCTAATCTAAAATAAGGTGGAAAATAAGATTCATCTACTTTGTAAATATAATCCATAATTAATGAACTTGTTGAACCATAACTATTTACATAAATAAAATCTTGGTATCTTGAATAAGGTATTACATAGTCATTACAAGTAACTGAAATAATTTGTAAGACTTCTGGACTAGTTGGCATTTGATATGCATAATCATATCTTCCTGCAGGTGTATTACTTAATAAGGATAAAGAGCCTTGTGTTGTAGCAAATTTCCATCTGTGTCTTGTTAACGAAGCTTCTGTTACATCTGTATAAATATTAGATGCAACTAATGCTTCTGTGCTTCCATCAGAAAAAGATGAAATAGGACTTGCACCTATCATTACTAAAGCTCTTGCACATATATCTATACTTGTTGTTGCCATAATTATAAAAAAAATAATCTAGGGGGATTTCTCCCCCTAAATTGAAATTAGACTATGCTAATTTTGAAGTTGTTACAGTTGTTGCACCAGTTGCTGAAGTAACGACTATTAAATCAGACTCCATAGTGCCACCTACACCAGCTGCAACAAGGATCATATCACCTTGTTTAAGCTCAGCGTAAGCTGAATTGAAGTAACCACTACCTACTATAGATGAAGTTGCATCTCCGTCAGTATAAAACCAAAGAGAATTGCCACTCATCTGTGCTACCTTTTTGATAGGATTGTCAGTTGCGTATGCCATATTATTATTTCCTTTTAGTTATTATTCTGCACAAAGTTGAACTCTAGCAGCATCACCATCGATTTGTACTGAACCTAAAGATAACATTGAAGTTATTAGGTGAGATACTTTCTCAGGGATGTAGTTAACTTCAGTTTTAACATCTGAACCCACTCCTAAACCAATAGATGATTTATGGAATGCTAATGTTTTTCTATCTGAAGATGGTTTTGATAATCCAGAGTGTGTGAACCATAAAAAACCTAACCATCTTTTGGCAGTAATACCACCAGCGAATGGAAGATCATTAGGGCCTACATATTCTACTCTAGAGAATTGATCTATTGATAATAGATCAGACCATTGTTTAGGCCCAACTACCCAGTATCTTTGACCATCATCTGGAACGTCATTTCCGTTGAAAATTTCCATCATGTTTTTTGCTTTAATCAAAGACATACCAGTTGCTGAACTTGATACGTTGTTTGCGATTGAAGTTGCTCCATCTAAAGTGTCGATAAGTACTTGGTCAGTTTTTCTACCAAGTGCATATGCTGCTGAAGATGCTACAACTTGTCTTTCGTCAATGTTTACCTTTAACTCGTCTAACTTATCAACGTAATCTGCTGCATAGTAATCAGTTAAAGTTGCAGACACATTGCTGTGAGAAAGATCCATAGCAACTACTTCAGCATGTCTTGCTTTAGTATTTGCAGATCCTTTTGCTACTTTTTGAAATTTAACAGTATTTCCGTTAACACCATTGACTGTTCTAACAAGGTTCTTAAGTTTGCTTCCCATTCTTTGGTAAGCCATATGAACTTCTGCTTCAAACTGAGTTATAAAGGCATTAGTTATTGATGTTGCCATTATTGTGTCCTTTGTTGTTATTGTTTAAATTACCGATTATCTTTTTAATGCAGGGGTTTGTTATCCAAGAAGGGCAAACATAAACATTTTAAAAGGTCTTAATTTAGAAATATTCTAAAGAGTGTGTTATTGGCAACGCACATTAAATCCAATGTTTAGGTATAGTAATTACTTCTCCATATTCAATTTCACCATTTTCATCTTCTGAGTAAGTACCAAACAAAGTAATATAAGCATCTGTTTCTTTATAAATCCAAAATTCACCTGTTGTGCAAAGAGCAGGTTTAGCATTATCCATTTGTTTAATAGATAACCAACCTGTTTGACTTACACAATCAAGCCATTTTAAAGGTTTTTTTAATCTTTTATATTTAGAATTAACTTTGTCCTTTATATGCTTTTTCATATAACTCCGTTACCCTTCTTACATAACCAGGATCTCTTTTAGAACTATCCCAATAACGAGGATCATTTAACATTGATTTTAAATCATCTTGTGTTGCTTGTGCATCAACTTGTGTATTTGATGTTGGCATATTTGAATCTTTAGTAAGTTTCATTATTTCTTCAACAACTTGAACTCCTTCAGCAGTTGCAGCTAAAGCAGAAATTGTTGAAAAGCCTTCTGGAGTTAAATGTTTTTTAGACCACATAGATGCAGCTTCTATTCTTTCTTTTCCTGCATCACCAAGTTTTTGTCTTTCTAATTCTGTATTAGGTAAATTAGCAATAGCATTATCAATAAAAGCTTTTACACCTTCATCATATTGGTCTTGTGATAAACCAGCATCTTTTGCAGTTTTATCCCACCATTGAACAATAGGCATATCTTTATCAATTTTAATATCTATTGAACTATCTAACTCTGGAACAGATAATTTGTAATCTTCTGGTACATTCCTTAATTTTTCAGATTCAATATCGGTTCTAATTTGTTTAGTAAGATCTTCTGTTCTTGATCCTAATTTAGATTCAAGTGAATTATAACTTGATGCTAAATTTTCTAAATTAACTTTGTTATTATCTGCATCCCAAAATTTATCTTGTATATATTCTGGTTTACTTGCTTCAGTACTATTAGTTTCTGTAGCGATTGGTGCTGTATTAGCATTATCATCTGCCATCTTGTTCTCCTTTTTTTTTTCTTGTTTTAATTATACCAACTAAAAATCTCATACCTTCAATATGAAATAATTGATTGCTAGTTACATTAGGCCCAGCAACTGCTTCAGTTGTAATTGATTGTAGGTATTCTAATACCTTTTTACCTTCGTCACCTTTAAATACATTTGCGAAATGTTTATTTAAGATCTCCTCATCTTTTGTAGATCTTGAATAACCATCTATGCTTGTTGTAATTTTAGGTTTTTCTTTGTTTAGTGCATCCCATGTCATTCTATGTTCCTGGTGGAACTTCTCCTCCTTCTGCTGATTGTTGTAGCTGAGTCATACGATCAGCTAATTGTCTTTGCTCATTTTCATCTCTAATAAGTTTTTCAGGAAGGTTCATTTTTTCTGCTAAATATTTTGCAGTTTCATTTTGATCTACAATTAAGTTAATCATTTGTGGGCCAAACGTACCTGCAATTATTTCATTAAACCTAGTTACATCTGCAACATCTTGTAAATGTTGAGCTTGTGCTAGAGGTGATCTTGGAGCTATTTTTACTTCCCTACCATTTACTTTAGGGATTTCTATTCTACCTTGTTTAGATAAAATTCTAATAATTCTTCTTAATAATGGATTAATTAATTCAGATTGCAGTCTTCCAAAAGAAGCACCTATCTGTCTAGATAAATCTGCCATTCTTTCAGATACTTCTGTTGCTGTCATTGGAGTACCTTCAGGTCTTCCAAGGGCTTCCATGTATAAAGCTTTTTTAATATTAGTTCTCATGTCATTTAAAACCAATTGAGCAACATCAAAGTTAGATGCTGCTTGAATTGGTAACAAACCTTTAGAACCTGGAGCTACAGGAATTAAAGAACCTGGTACAAGGGAAATGTTATCAGGATTTATTACACCATCATCTTCATAAGTATAAACACCACTTACTGACATTTGTGCATTTTGTAATATTAATTCTATAGTAAGGTTACAAGTTTTTATTGCACCCATTGCATTAAATACTGGCCCTCTACCATATACTTCTCCAGATGCTTTGTTCCATCTAAATACTAAATAAGGATTAGAACCATCACCAGAATATTCTTCTTCTAATAAAATGTGTTTAGGGTTTTCCATAACAACACAAAATTTATATTTTTCTACATTATCTTCGTAAATTTTATAAATAGATTCTATTATCTTAATTTCTTTTTTTTGTTTTAAAGGATCAAAATTTTCTGGTAATTTAGCTCTAGGATATAAAATATTTATTTCATGTGCTTTACAAGTTCTTGTTCTATAAACAGTATCAATTTTACCATCTGGGCCATTCATTAAACAAACTTTTGTTAATGGTATTGAAGTAAATTTAATTGGGTTTATTGCATCACCTTCTTCAACAAGAAGTATTCCTGTACCAATAGCAAGATCCATAAATGCTTCATGAATTTCTTGATTAAAATTAGATGTTTGTAATATTTGAAAAACATAATCTGTAATTTTATCTAGCTCTTGATTTATTGCTGGTTTTTTTTCTGGTGGAATTTCTGATCCAGCTTGGAAATCTGCCCATCTTGCAAACGTAGGTGTTATACCTGCTTGTAATCTTGATGCAAATTCTTGTACTCCAACAACAGCTGTTTCGTCAAAAATTTTATCGGTTCGTTTTTGACCTGGGGATTCATCATAAAAAGACTCACGATTAGGTAAGCAATATTCATATGCTTCCTCAAATTTATCTTTCCAATAATCTTTTATACCTTGGGCTTCTTTATACTTTTTAAGTATTTCAGTAACTTTGTCTGTAAGACCATAGTTTTGTGTATCTTCAGTTTCAATGTATGCCATTATTTATTTTTCTTTTTTTTTTCTTTTCCAAGACGTTCCATTTCTTTATCAACAGAACCTGGCCCATAAATAAAATCTATTTGTGCATCTGTAGATGGATAATCATCTCCATGTTTTTTTTTACCTTCTTTAATTTTATCTTTCATCCAAGCTTTTGTGTGCCAAGTTTCGTGTGCCATATTTATCTCCTATTAAGTTGGATCGAAGTAACCACGACCACCTGCATTACCAAACATTGATCTAGCTCCTTTTAATCCTTTTATTTTTTTATAATTTTCTTCTTTTTCTTCTTCTGTTATTTCATCTTTTTTTTCTTCTTCTTTTTCAATTATTTTTTTAGACTCAGTTTCTACTTGTTTTTCATTTTTTTTAATAACTGGATCTGCATCAGCAGTTTGAATTAAATTACCTTTGCTATCTTCTCTCCAACCAGGAAGTATATTTCCATAAGCATCTGTGCCTCCTTGCATTCTTTTATTATAATAATCACCATAAATTTCATTTTGTTTAGTTACTGATAAATTTTCAAATTGTAATTTAGAATATTTAGTACCTTTATAACTAACTCCTTTTTTAGAAAGCACTTTATCAGAAAAAAAAGTTCTAGAATAAACAGATCCTTTTTTTGCAAGACCTTCTAATGGCTTTAGAATTAAAAATGGATTGTCTACTTTTCCAGAATTAACAAACTCTTTTTTTTTTTGAGCTTGTACTGCTTTTTGTTTTGCTTGAATTTCAAAAGGATTAACTTGAGGTTTAGGAGTAACTTGAGGTTTTTTTTTAGGAATTGTAATAGTATTTCGATTATTATTATAACCATCTGGATTTTTTCTATCTACATTTTGATAATATCCACTACCTACTTTAAATCTTGAATGATTTTTGTCACTTCCTTGATTTCCACCATCTCTACTCATTAGTTTAGTTCCTCATCATCTTGAAAATCTTCTTCTTCAAATTCATCTATGTCTTTAGGAAACATAATATCTTCTAGATCTTCCATTAAAGATTGTTCTTCTGAATGAATATCTGCAATTCTATCTAAAATTTGCCTAGCTGTTTTTTTTGCCATGATTTTCCCTTTTTTCCCAAAATGGCTTATATCCAGCTTTTAGCAACGCACAATAAAGCTGATATGGTGTAAGGATCCACCATTTATAAAATCCAATTAACCTCATAATAAATGATACGCAAGTCAATTCTTTAATTCTTATTAAATGCCAATCATTTTTTTTGGGACAAACTAATATTTCAAAATCATACAGAGTTTCAAATAAATTTTTAGCAGCTATTGAGCTTAGAATATTTGTTTCAATACCTGCATGATTAAATTCTACATGTATCCAATGTTTAACATTAGTATCATAATGCAATGCACCACAATGACTAAAGCCTGGTTTTGGTTTCCACCACCAAATCCATTTAGCATATCTAACAGTTCTAGCATTGCTAAAATAGACTAGCCATTCCTTTTGAACAGATCCCATACTTTCCTTGTTTTCTTTTTTTGTCCTGCAAATACATCCCATTCTTTTTTAGCAATAACAGTTTTCTGTGTTTGCTTTCCTGATAGAATAGTACGACCTTCACCTGCACCCATCATTAAATATTGTAATGCATCGTGAACGTGAGAGTATCTATTCTTAAGTGGTTTCTCATCATAACGATCTCCAGAAGTTTGTAGTCG